GGAGCGGCGTCCACTGCCTGCTTCTCCGGGCCAGCACTCGTCTTCGCCCAGGTCAAACATGCTGACGACGAGGGACAGGAACTCGAGCTTGAGGAGCCCGTCGTGGCCGATGTAGTCCGCAAAGCAGTTGCGACCGACCTGCATCTGGCGGGCGTCGTCCTTGTTCTGGATGATGTAGGTAAAATTACGGTTGCGGGACGTGTGGCAGTGGTCGCAGTTGCACGGGTCGGCCGTGGTCCACTTCGCGGCCAGGTCCAGGTCCTTCACGTCCACAAACGTAGTGCCGTCCTCGAGGCGTTCGATCTTGCCCAAGAGGGTCCAGCGATACTGCTCAGCGTCCGGGAGGACAAGCTCGTATGCGGTCACGTCCACGGGGATACGGCATTCGCGCTCGCGGGACTCGCCCTCAAGCGTCTCGATGACCACGCGGGTCTGTTCCACAGTCTTGCGGCCGAGGTTCGTGTAGGTGATCGGGGCGAACCCAACTTTGGCGGCGCGTTTGTTCAGGCGGGCGATTTCCTTTTCGAACGCCCAGGTTTGACTCACAAGTATCTTCATATGGGTATTGATAAGCCGGTGGCGTGCCCGGTCACAGCGGGAGCAAAGCGAGCCGGCAGTCGTTCTCGCGGAGCATGGCGATCACTTCCAAAGTGTTGGACTGCGTCCCGAGCTCGGGGTCGATGCACAAGGCTTGGATAGTGTCGGCGTCCACGAAGCTGTCCTCGACAGTGCCCTCTTCTTTGACGTCGTGTAGGGCTTCCATAATGTCTTGGACGCACCCGCGGAGGTTCCGGGGGAAGTCCTCGAGGGCAATGTAGCGGAGGGTGCGGACGGGAAGGGCCGAGCGAGTAGTCGCTGGGACCCCGGGGAGTTTGGATTGTAGCTTGCGGATGTTCTTCATATGGGTATTGATAGCAGAATGTTGGCCCAAGTTGTTCAACGGCAGCCCACCGGAATGATGGACAGCGGGAGGACCAAGTCGTCGTCGTTCGAGACGATCGCGTCCCGCTCCTGCTCGGCTTCGGCCTGGGTGTCGAACTGGGCTTCCTTGCCGTCCACCGAGGCGTATAGGCTGGTGATGAAGGCCACGGGGTCATTGTTTGCGTCGCGGATGATGTATTTCATATGAGTATTGATAGCGGGTTGCGTGCCCGGGTCACTTGGCGAGCCAAAGTTCAATCCGGCCGAACGGCGGCGGGTTAAGGATCTCGAACTTTCGGCCGCGCGACAACGGCTTGACTGTCAGTGTCTGCACTTTGCTGCCGTCCACGACCTGGAGCACCTTGACGGTTTCCACCTGGCCCGAAGCATAGGTGATCCGGACTACCTCGCCGACTTCGTATTGCATGTTTTTCATCATGACAGTATATAAGCAGATCAACGGCCCAGATGCAAATTGCTGCTATTCAACGAGGGCTGATCGAACAAAGGTAAAGGACGCTGACACTTTCCTTGACACTCTTGAAAGGCGCTGAGGATACCCTATCAAGTCCAGCCACTTGCGTTGATAGAACAAGGGTGTAAAGTTTTGCGCTCACTTTACACCCTCGTATCGCTGGTCCATCTTTGGTCCTTTGTCCTGGGCAGCGGGTCCAAAGATGGACCTATAAGTCACGGGCCCCCCTCCGACCCCTATCAGCAGAACCCAGGCCCTAGAAACGCCAGTTCTGCCGAACCAGCGTTTCCGTGGCGGGCGCCTCCGGAACATAAGTGGTCGGGTCCTTTACTCCCGCCAGCCAGAACGCTTCGCGGCGTTCGATGCACGTCCCGCAGGCTCCGCAATGCACGACGGCTCCGACATAGCAGGACCAAGTCATCTGGAAGTTGACGCCTAGCTCGAATCCCCGCGACACAATTTCCGCCTTCGTCTTGTGGATGAAGGGACGTTCCAGCGCAATCTGTTTCCAGTCGCACAGGTTGGCCACAGCCTGCATAGCGTCCGCAAACTCCGGCCGGCAGTCCGGGTAGATAGCGTGGTCGCCCGAGTGCGCAGCATAAGCCACGGAGTCGCACCCGTGGGCGATGGCATGCCCGATAGCAACGGCGAGGAGGATCATATTCCGGTTAGGGACCACCGTCGCCTTCATGTTCGCCTGAGTGTAATGGCCCGTAGGCACGGGTATGGTGAGGTCCGTCTGCGAGCTGCCCGGCAGGATGCCGGCGAGCTGGAATAAATCTGCATTGCGGTAAGGGACGTGCAACGCAGCGGCCTGCACGAGTGCACACTCTAGCTCCCGCATGTGGCGCTGGCCGTAGTTGAAGGACAAAGCGCGCAGTTCCACGCCTTCCTTTTTGAGGTGGTGGGCGAGAACGGTGGAATCCATTCCGCCTGACAGTAGCACGACAGTTTTGCTCATATTATTATGTTCTCCCGTTTGTGTTGATTGATAGTAGTCTTTTCGCCGGAACCGCATCCACCTCGATGGGCGCCTCCGCCTCCTGTTCCTTGCGCTTGCGAATAGCAGCTAGGATTTCCAGGCGGGTGTTGAGTGGCAAGTCCAGGTCCTCCAAGGAGAAGCCCGTCCCTACGCTGCCGCTGTGCTCCACCTCTAATTTCTCCCCATACCCGCGGTCCGCATTAACAGTGCGGTTTACAAAGAGCACGGCTCCGGGATGGCGCTGGTCCACCAAATCCATTAAGGCGTGCTCGAAAAAGTTCTTTTTGTGCCACTGTATTTCCTCAATCATTTGGCGGAAGGCTAAATCTTTGCGCCAGTCCTCCAATACCGCCCGGGTGACACCGACTAAGCGGCAGGCAGTAGAGAGATTAAAATTGCTAGTGCAAAGCGCATGTATCCACAGCTCTTGCCGTAGCTCCCGCGTTTGGCCTTTAAGGATGGCTTCTATCTTTTCGTAGGCGTGCTCGGAGTCGTTCCAAAAGGAGAGTTGATCCCAGAGAGCTTTCGACTTGGGCGACAGTTGTTGATACACGTAGCCGATAAATGTGTCTTGCTTTCCCCGGCGCTCTTCGGCTAGGGCTTTAGCCTCCTGCAACTCGGGATGAGCAGCCAGGCGCTTGTGGAGGACTTGATTGCTGATTTCTAGGGCGGCCGCCACTTTGCTGGATTCGGCCTCGCGGAGCCAGGCGTCATACCAATCCAATATGAAACGTAAATTAAGCTTTTTCACGCCATAAAACTAAGAGATGAATTTGAACAAGTCCATCCCCATTAAAGGCGGGCAGTTTTCCGCAGCAAAGCGATCTCGGTGGAGGTCGCTTCCCCGGGGTCCGCCGCGTCTAAAATAATGTTGCTGGTTTCACCGGGGAATAGCGCGAGCGTGCGGCAGAGTTCGAGAGCTTTGCGCTGGGCTTGTGGTTCATTATCAAAACAGATGAAGCGATAGGGAATGGCGGCCAGCTGTTCCACTTGTGCGGGTGTGAAAGCAGTTCCAAAGAGGGCCGCGGCTCCGGGCCCTACCTTCCAGGCGTCCACGGGTCCTTCCACGATGACGGTGGAGAGTTGGCACTTGCTGAGCCCGTAAACTAGATTTTTGATGTTGGCTCCGCCGTCCTGTTCCGGAGAAGCGGACAGATAACGCTGGGACGAGTTGCCGATCGCACGGGTGGTCCAGCTCATTGTTTGCCCGTTATCCCGAACCGGAATGTAGAGGCGCCAGCACAAGCGTCCGCCGTCGGGTCCGATGCCTTGCACGTTCCAGTGATCTGCAATTTCCTCCGGGTCCAGCTTCCGCTGGCGCAAGTAACGGACGTGGGCTGGAAGCAGCGGGACCCGACCCCGCGGCTCTCTGAGCTTTGTCAGCGTTATTACGTCGGGACGGGTCCATTGGCGCCCGGCGAGGGCTTGGCGCACGAGAGCGGGGTCGACACCGAGCTTGAGTAGCGTAGCGTAGCTGGACTGGGCTCCACATCTCCAGCAAGCGCAAGCCCGCGAGCGGAGGTTAATGCCAAGATGATAAGACTGGGAATTGCACCACGGGCAGTCGCGCAGCTGGACCCAGCCCGGGCGGGCGTGGTGATGATGTCCCTCCTCCGCATACGCCAAGCGGGCTTCTTTCAGAACTTCCACCAGTGTCATGCGGCATGCTTTTGGGCGAACTCCCGCACGAGCTTAATTACGACGTCCCGCATCGTCTCTCCCCGCCGCGCACAAGCGGACTTGAAAGCGGAGTGGGTATCCTCCGGAATGCCTTGCACGAACAGGGTCTTCTTGTGCCGCGGACGCCCGGGATCAGCCGGCAATGGGGATATTTTGCTTCGGGGTCTTATCATAAGTAGTTCTCTGGTTTCATTAACTCATCAAATATATTTAGCGGATCGGACGCTTCTCCGCCATCTAAGACGGAGCCCAACACCTCGGCCTTGTGCTGGAGCATGCTGACCAATTTCTCCTCCACTGTTCCTTTGACTGCTAAATAATGCGCGGTCACTTTCAGCTTTTGCCCGATGCGGTGGATGCGGTCTTCGCCCTGTAACAGATCGCCCGGAGTCCAGGGATAGTCCAGCGCCACAATATCCTGGGCCGCGGTCATCGTGTTGCCCACACCCGCCGCCTTCCAATTGCCTACCAAGAGCCAAGTGGAGCGGTGGCTTTGAAAGCGCCGCACCGCTTCGGTCCGCTTGCGTCCCCGGATGCGGCCATCGACAATGACTGCCGTGGGAAAGCGTTTCACCAAATAGTCGATCACGAAAGTGTTCATCGTAAGCCCGACCAGCTTCCGGCCCGGGTGCACCTCGCGGAATCGGACAATCCAGCGGACCATGAGCTCCAGCTTCAAGCGGGCGACCAGGCGAAGCAGATAGCCCACCTTCACTAAAGCCATGCTCTTTCGCGCCCGGCGGGCCCTTAGCGGGCTTTGATTGTGGAGCCACTCCCGGAAGTGGTCTTGCGCCTTCCGATACTCCTGGAGCCCTTCCGCGGGCAGCTTCATCACGACCACCCGCCGTCGTTTGCTGGGCAGCTCAGTCAACACATTGGACTTGAGCCGGCGGATCATGCACTCTTGTCGCAGGATGCGGTGAAGCTCGCCTAGGCGCTCCGCTCCGTCATACTTCCAGCCCCACGG